CTGCTCATCGTTTGCTTGCTCTCTCCGAATTGAATCAAATCGTTTGCCATAGTTACTTTTATTAGATGTTACTTAATTCTCGTCACACTCACAGCGCAAGCATCGTAGTCCTTGCGATGCGTCCATTCTCCCTTCTTTTCGTTCTTCAACTGGTTCAGGGTAGTTGCGACAGATTGCAACTTTGTCTCTTCCATGAGAGTAAAGATGCGCGTCTGACCGATGTGCATCTCTAACAGTTCATTTCGTGTTACTTTTTCCTGTGCCATTTACTTAAACTTTATTAATTTTCCAACACTTTTGTAAGATAATCGGGAAGAAAGCCGTATATTTGCAATCCATACACTCGCCAAAGTGTTGCAAAGTGGCTCGTTCCGCTTTTGCTGAAAAGGTGAACTTCACCTGACGGCTATTCTTTTGCCCGATTGTATCTTTATTGATTTCGGGTGCAAATATAATACAAAATTGTAAACTCGCAAAAGAAAAGGTTACAAAATAGTAATATTTTAAGAAACATTAATAAATAAAGTGTATTGTTTGTATGGTTTCAAGGGAGAAAAGATTACACGAGGTGTTTGAACATCTGAGGAAATTCTTCGGTATTCACACACAAACAGATTTTGCCGTTGCACTTAAATATTCAAGGGTATATATATCGTCTGCACTTAATGGAAACGAAAAGAACCTTACGGATAAACTATTTGAAAACATCTGTGAAGCATACCCAGGTGTATTCAACTTGAACTACCTGCTGACTGGCGAGGGACAACTGCTCACCATCGAAGAGGATGTGAAGAGTGAAGACATTGAGAAGGCTATCAATCCAACATCACAACCGCAAGCCATAGACTACACATTCTTAATTGAGAAAGCTGTCGAGAAAGCAACAGCCTATGCTGACAAAACAATTTCAATACTTGAAAAGCAAGTATCTATACTCGAAAAAGACGTAGAGGCGAAAAATGAGGAAATCAAACGACTCACAACTCTGCTCCACGAATATGAAATAGCGACAACAGTCGTTACACCAAATAAAAACTATCCCTTCGAGGTGGGAGTTTCAGAGAAAACAGACATACCTTCAGCAGAGATATGATGTTCGTGTTTACCATAGTAATTCTGGTGTTGAATATATCCGTAACACTCCATCCGTTTCCCCATCTGTGCCATGAGGAACGCATGGTTAACCTGAATAATATAAACGACCCCAAGTATCACGCAGCAATCCCAAACGGATCACGGATGGAGGGATGGGGTTGCTGCCTAAAAACACGACCACCGCCTAAATAAAAAGGGTTGTGACCCTTGAATCGAAATAAAGGAAAATGCAAAATAAGTAAAAATCGGTATATTTTGGCGGTAGTTTTTGCCACTTGTTTTCCACATTGGGAATTGATAGGGTAAACGAAGCCAATAAAAACATAAAAGTATGATAACAACAGCTATTGTGTGGGATCATCGGGGCAGGACAAAGGCAGGCTGTGAAGGTCCGCTGGAAGTTCGCGTGACCGTGGATCGCAAACCTTATTATATCAATACAGGGATCAAAGTGCGAAAATCAGAGTTTAAGGCTGAAACTATCGTAAACCGCCCTGATGCTGATGCCTTACGCGCACGCCTGAACATTATCTATCATAAGATAGAGGATGCAATCAATGCTGCCATCAATGCGGGCATACAGATAGACGTGGCGGACATCAAGCGTCGCGCCTGGGTGCTGGTGGCTGATGAATCAACTACGAGTTTTCTGGAGTGGTGCAGAGATCAGATAGAGCAGCTGACACTTTCGGATGGCACACTGAAACATTACCAGACGATGCTCTCGCGCCTTCAGGACTTTGACACCATCCGACGCTGGCATGATTTGACGGTTGAAAACATCTACAAGTGGGACGCCTACCTGCACAGGATTACCAAGCCGCAGTCAGATGCGGACGCGAAGATGGGTAAACAAATGGCAAACATCAGTGAGTCTTCCATCTACAATTACCACAAATGCCTGAAGGCTCTGCTCAATCGGGCAGTACTCTTTGACCGCCTTCAGCAGAACCCCTACGACAGACTCAAAGGTAAGTTCAAGCGTGGCGACCGTGAGCGCATCGACTTCCTGACGGATGAGGAGATGAAGGCTTTCGAGAGCCTGCACCCCGTGGCAGGCTCAAAGATGGCGATGGCGCGGGATTTATTCGTGTTTCAGTTATATACTGGCCTCGCCTACTCTGATACTCAGAACTTCGACATCGGGGACTATAAGCTCATCGACGGTGTGTGGAAGAATACAGGCGAGAGGATCAAGACTGGAGTTGCATACACCTCGCAGCTGTTGCCGCCTGTGGTCGAAATCTTGGAGCGTTACAACTGGCAGGTGCCTCGCCTTGATAACTCAGACTACAATCTTTGCCTGAAGGCCCTCGGTATTGCCTGCGGCATTGAAAGACCGCTGCATAGTCACATGGCACGCCACACCTTCGCCACCTGGATGCTCCGGCATGGTGTTCCAATAGAGCATGTCAGTAAGATGCTCGGACACACGAACATTACTCAGACGCAACGCTATGCGAAGATCGTGGCCGCTGACATCCACGACGACTTTGAGCGTATTGCGGAAGAAATGAAAAATAAAGTTAAACCCTAAAAATACAGAACTATGATTGGAATTATTATTTTCACGCTGCTGCTCGCAGTCGTTATTACCTATTACAATTTCTTTGTTGACCAAAAAAGGGAAAGCGAGAAGCCAAAGCAAGAAAATGCCGTCGGATTTCTAACCAAAGCCGAAGCATTGCGACAGGCAGAGGTTGCCGGGAATGACATCGTAAGGGGTGCGATACTCAGCAACACCTACACGGGTCCCTGGCCTGAGCGTCGCGGCGATGGCGGTTGGCTGAGTATCTTCGACAACCTCCACATCCTAAAGGTGGCTGGCATGAATTTTCGTCAGGGAATGAACCGCTACAAAGGCTTTATCGACGCTGCGCTGGTGCCTGAGCCTAAGAACGAATACGACCCGAATGCTATCAAGGTGGTGGCAATCGACGGGCATCACCTCGGCTATATACAAGCGGAGCAGACCGACTTCGTTCGCTCGCTGACTGCCAATGAGTTTCCATATCGCTGCAAATGCGAAGTGTGTGTAGGCATTGAAGATGATGACGAAAAGTATTATTTCGGTTTCGTTTATATCATGCGACTCGACTAAAAAGGACAAAGGGCGACGATGTGTGCCGCCCACTCCTTAAATATAAACTATCAAAAACAATGCAACTATGAAAAAGTTTCAATTAGGCTTGGCAGTAGCCTTGATGCTGTCGATGAGTGCTTGCACAAGTGACGAACCGCAAAATGAGCAGCAGACTGGTTGGGAGTCGAAAACGATTACCTTCACATTCGGCGATGTCATCACACAGCACACCATGACCCGTGCGGACGTGACTGAACTCGACCTCACCGACCTGTGGATGTTTGATTATGTAGGCGGAGAATTGCAGCAGACCGTCCACCAGTCAAACACCGATGAAGACTTTGGTGTCCTCTCCGCTTCGATGGGATATGGTGAACATACCCTTTATTTCGTAGCATCGCGTGGCACAACACCGACAACAGACACCGATGCTAAGACGATTACCTGGGTGAAGCCGTCCGACACCTTCTGGGCGACCGCCACCGTCACCGTATCGCCCTCATCGGAATCCTCGAAGGCTGTCACACTCAGCCGTGTGGCTACCCGTCTCAGGATCACCGTCAACGATGAAGTGCCCGTCGGGGCTGCAAAGTTTGTAATCATACCTTCGCAGTGGTACTACGGTATAAATTACACCGACGGAAACGGCATTGCACCTTCTTCCAACCAGCCGCGTGAGGTCAACATCCCATCGTCGTACATCGGAACAAGCGGACAGCTTGCTATCGCCATCTTCGGTTTCGTACCATCAACCGACTGGCATACCGACATCACCGCCACACTGAAAGCCTCCTACGAATCCACACTTGGTCAGGTGACACTTGAAGATGTGCCACTAAAACGGAATATCACCACCGCCTATTCAGGTGGCATCCTCGGCACGTCGAAAGCCTTCACGCTAACCGCTGATGATGCCTGGGGCGATAAAGATATACATACATGGTAGTCGTGAGACTGTGCCTTTCGTTTTTCATATTATTAGATTTAATAGGTTAGACAATGAAGGGGAGCCGGCGGGCTCCCCTATTTCTGTTCCTTGGCTCTGACTTCGTTCTCAGCCTCTATCTGCTTGCGGATTTTCTCTTTGTTTACCGCATCTTCTTTGGCTATCATGTTCGCCACATGGCGGTTGGTTGCAATATAGCCGTCTTTCGACACAAAGAAACCCGTTCCTGTCCAGGAGATTGATTTGCGGTACACTTCGCCTTCTTGCACGCTGTATTGCCCGAAACCTTCATTGCACGCAGCCTCAGACAACTTCGTTCCTTTATAATATGGCGTGTAATGAACGGTTGCGCCTACCAATACCACGCTGTTTTTGTAGGTCGAATAAACTTTCTCCGGGCTCCATGCCTTGAGGATGTCCTTGTGGAAGGCGTAG